TAGCCAGAGATTTGTCTATCACTATAGCTAATTCCAACGTATTGGAAGACCAACTATCAAAACGGGCCGACCGTGATTTAGGAAGGGCCAAATCTATTGATGCTGTTGGTTCATTTCCTGAACCACGCCCTCGTGGTTCATGGGCGAATTCTCGTAATGGTTGGCGCTGATGCCCAAAGTTCATCCTTTAACACCTTCGATGAACACCGGGGAGTTATCCCCGAGACTCTCTGCCAGAGTTGATTTCAATAAATACCCCAGTGGCGTAGAGACCCTAGAGAACTTTATTGCACTCCCTGAAGGGGGAATAGCTCGTAGAGCCGGAACACGGTATGTAGCAGCAACGAAAACGGGTGCGACCGTTAAATCTCGCCTCAAGAAGTTCGAATTCTCCACTTCACAAAATTACATTATAGAGATGGGAGCTAACAACTTCCGGTTTTTTCGAGACCAAGGGCAGATAACTGTCCCTAATATTACCGCTTCGATCACCAATGGAACATTTCCCTCCGGTATTAGTAGCTGGACTGACAGATCAGGAAGCGGATCATCAATTTCCCACGATTCTACTAACGATAGATTAAATCTTATTTCCAACGGAACAACTAATGGTCATGCAGAACAGGCTGTTACGAATTCTTCTGCCATTGAACACGTTCTTCAGTTTCAGGTAATTGGTGCGCCGGGGGACTTTGTTTTATTTCGGGTTGGAACTTCAACTACAGGAACTCAAATAGTCAACGATTTTATAGCGGAAGTCGGATATCACTGTTATTCCTTTACAGCAACTGCGGCTGATTTTTATGTACAGTTTTTACATACTCTGGCAAAAACAGTCCAGATAGATAATGTTGCACTTTTAGATAATGCGCCTGTTGAATTAAAAACTCCTTATGGAGAAGCCCATTTATATGAGATAGAAGGGCCACAATCCGCCGATATATTGTATATGTTCCATGAGTCCTACCCCACATATAGACTTGAGAGGCGAGGACATACTACATGGTCACTCATTGAAGTCCCGTGGCAGGATGGCCCGTGGCTACCAGAGAATACGACAGCTACCACATTTACCTGTAATGCAGCTTCCGGGTTGGGTAAAACGCTCACCGCATCCTCCGTAACAGGGGTTAACGATGGTGCTGGCTTTACCTCTAATGATATAGGACGTTCTTTCCGGTTAACAGATGATTCTACTGTAAATTGGGGGTGGGGTGTTATCACCGCCGTAGCCAGTACAACCAGTGCAACCATAGATATAGAGAGAACTGTCACAGTAACTACAGCGGAGACAAAATGGCGTCTCGGTTCGTGGTCTGCGGTAACAGGCTACCCCTCTACAGGAGCCTTTTTCGAGCAGAGACTATACGCAGCTGGGAATACAGATCAACCGCAAACCTTCTGGGCGGCGCAAACAGGCGACTTTGAAAATCACTCGCCGGACTCTGACCCAACAGTGGGGACGTTCGATGGGACTGTCCAAGACGATGACGCTCTCGATTTCACTATTTCAGCTGATAATGTTAATGCTATTCGGTGGATGTCCGCAGGAGAAGACACTCTTTCAATCGGAACCACAGGAGGCGAGTGGATTCCATCCTCCACTGGCTCGGTAATTACACCATCAGATGTTACCGTAAGACGCCAGACTACTCATGGGTCTGCACAAATAGCCCCCGTACGAGTGGATAATATCGTGTTATTCACCCAGCGGGCAAAACGAAAAATCAGGGAATTCGGGTTTACATTCGAAACGGACGGATATCAAGCCTTCGATATGACACGTTTGGCCCAGCACATTACACAGAGCAATATAGTAGAAATGGATCATGCGGAGGAACCAGACTCACAGGTCTGGGTTGTCCGTGGAGATGGCCAAGTTCCGACTATGACCTTCCGTCGACAGGAAGATGTTGTAGGATGGAGTAGGCATATATTGGGCGGACATTTTGCACAGGCAACGGTTACTGTTACCGACTATACAAATATTGTAGTAGGAACTACGTTAATCTTAACAAAATCAAACGGAACCACTATTACATTTACTTCTGAAGCCAGTGGTGGAACAGCCCCGGATGAAACACTGGGATTTCGTCCAAATGAATCCAACGATACGACTGCTGATAATATATTCACAGCGATCAACGCACACGCAGATTTTACTGTCTCCAATCCGTCGGCAAATGTTGTTACGATAGAAGAAACCATTCACGGGGCAGCAGGGATTCTTACTATAGTCAGTTCAGACCCAATACGGCTTACAGTAACAAGTGAAGGTTATTCAGTTGTTGAAAGTGTTGCTGTAATCCCCGGCACCGACGGAAGCGGACAATTCCACGATTCAACTTCCAGAGATGAAGTCTGGTTCCAGATTAAAAGAACCATCAATTCCGCAACAGTACGATATATTGAGTTTGTAGAAAGGGATTTTGAGGACGACCAAAATGCTGATGACGCAGTTTATAGTGATTCTTGTATTACTTACGATAGTTCCGCAACCTCCACAATCACGGGGTTAACCCATCTGGAAGGGGAGACTGTTAAGGTATGGGCCGATAATGCTATCCAAGCCGATAAGATTGTATCGAGTGGCAGTATAACTCTGGATGTAGCAGCCGCTGTGGTACAGGTAGGACTCAGCTATACGCATAAGCTAAAGACATTAAAAATCGAGGGGGGTAATGCAGCGGGTACTTCGGTTGGCAGAACTAAAAGAATTAATGGAATTACCTTTATTTTATTGAACAGCCACACAATAGAATATGGGCCGGATAATACTGTAACACTGGATAAAAACGATTTTAGAAAAGTATCCAGTGCTATGGATTCAGCTACTCCGCTTTTTACTGGAGAATTATTCGTAGAATTTGAGGGAAATTGGGGGTCTGATCCACGCATTTTTGTTGAAAGTGACGATCCAGCCCCGTTTACTCTTCTGGCAATAGCACCAGAAGTCAAGATTAACGCTTTAAAATAAGCCGTTAAACAGGTACAATAGGTACGAGATGAGCCGTTATTTCGATTGGCCAGAGAGACTGATTACATTTCTCACAGAACGGGATGCTACTCCTCTAAAATGGGGGAAATCAGACTGTACGCTGTTTGCAGCAGACGCTGTAGAGGCAATGAATGGTTCAGACCCGGCACACTTTTTCCGGGGGAAGTACAAAAATAAGAAGGAAGCGTTTGTTTTACTCCGGCGGTTCTCTGGGGGTGGTTTAGAAGAGACTACGGAGAAGATAGGAAATGATATGGGGTATTCGGAAATCCCTCCCGAGTTTGCAAATTCCGGAGACCTTGCGTTAATTGACTGTGATAATGTCGACCCTGAAGCAGAAGGGCTGACAATGGCAATTTTGGCTAACCCTACAACAGCGATAGCACAAGGAAAAAATGGACTCGTCTATGTACATGATGCTGATATTCGAAGGACTTGGAACATATGATGACACCAAACCAAGTTTTAAACTGGGCGGTAACTACAGGATGTTATCGTCTTTCTCCCGGGTGCAACAGTTGTCCATCATACTGGGAGCATTTAGAAGCAGGAAAAGATTACAGTCCGGTAGAACACCCAGAGATTTTAGATGAACCATTAATGAATCCACAGGCCAGTCATTACGAAGTGGCTTTCGGTTCGGACTTGTTTCATCTTGACGTAACACTGGAGTTCCAGAGACGTGTATTTGAAGTTATGAACAAGGCCCACTGGCATACTTTTTCTGTGGGGACGAAGCGTATAAAACGTCTTAGTACGTTGCGGATGAATTTTGAATGGACAGACAATATCTGGGTAACAGTCCCGGTTGAATCGTCTGATTATGAGTGGCGTATTGACATTTTAAAAACGCTCCCTGCTAAGAAGAAGATAATTTCGATAGTTCCGATGTTAGGGGCTTTCAGCCAGAATGTCAACTTCAGGGGAATTGACATCGTTGGTGCGGTGCCAGAGACATGGGGATATAAAAGACCGTGCGATCCTAGGTGGATTGAACATATAAAACGAGCGTGTATTCGAGATGATGTACCGTTTGAGACGGGATACATCGCCTACAAAACCGAAAAGGATAAGAAGTATGCTGTTCGATATTGATGATGTAAACAACTTATTTGCCAAGAAGGTTCATTGTTTTGGTTTGGCCACTACCACCGTAGTCGCCGCTGGAGTAGCTGCACCCTCTATTTTTGGAGCGGGTGTGACAGCTTTAGCCGCTAATATGGCGTTATTAAGTGTTGTTGGAACCGCCTTTTCTGTTGCGGGAGCATTACAAGGCGGTCAACAAGCAGCAAATCAAGCACAGTTTCAAGCTCAAGTTGCACAGAATAACGCTATCATAGCTGAACAGCAAAGAGACCGGGCAATTAAAACAGCTGCATCTCAGGAAGAAGATTTTCGTAGACAGCAAAGTGCGTTATTTGGTTCCCGTAGAGCTTTGTTGGGTGATACGGGAATTATCGGCGGGGCTGGTTCTCCGCTTGCAGTATCTACGGATTTCCAAGGAGAAACAGAACTTAATGCTTTAAGGCTTAGAAACCAAGGGTCCGTAGAAGCTAATCGTTTACAACAATCCGTACTGAATCAACAGGCACAAGCAGGATTATTTGGGGCGCAAGCAAGAAGTGAACGAACAACAGGTTTTCTCCGTGCAGGAGGAGAACTTTTTTCTGGTGTGGGGAGAGCCCGGAAA